CGTGTAAGCCATATGATCACGGAAACGTGGATGGATGGTGATAACGGTTACGGAAAGATGAAGATTTTACCAACACCGATGGGGAACCTAGTTAAAACGATGCTTGAAGCAGGCGTTAAACTAGGCGTCTCGTCACGTGGTAGCGGTAATGTAGCAGAAGACGGCAGTAATACCGTCTCTGACTTTGAAATAATCACTGTGGACGTTGTGGCTCAGCCTAGCGCCCCTGGTGCATACCCCACAGCAATTTATGAAAATTTAATGAATACACGTGGCGGAATGAAGGCATGGGAATTAGCACAGGCAACTAAACACGACACAAAGGCACAAAAGTATCTTAAGGAATCACTAATCAACATGATTAGTAAACTCCAATGAAACAGGAGAATGTAATGATAGATGCACTAAAAACTCTATTTGAAAATGACGTTGTTTCAACTGAAATTAGAGATCAAATTGAAGAGGCTTGGACGCAAAAGATTCAGGAAAACAAAATGCAGGCAACTGCTGAGTTACGTGAAGAGTTTGCACAAAAGTATGAGCACGATAAGTCAACTATGGTTGAAGCTATTGACTCAATGCTTTCTGAGCGTCTTGCTGAAGAGATTGCAGAGTTTGCAGAAGACCGCAAACAACTAGCAGAAGCAAAAGCAAAATATGCTGTTGCCCAACGTGAAAATGCAAATCTACTGAAGGGTTTCGTTGCTGAGAACTTAGCAAGCGAAATTAAAGAATTAAGAGCAGACAAGAAAGCAATGGCTGAATCATATGCCAAGCTTGAAGAGTTTGTTGTTGAGTCTCTAGCAGGTGAAATTGCAGAATTTGCAGAAGACAAGAAAGACTTAGCTGAAACCAAGGTACGCCTTGTACGTGAAGCTAAAACACACTTTGCTAAAGTTAAAGCTAACTTTATCGAAAGAAGTGCTACAGCAGTATCTGAAATGGTTGGTAAATCACTTAAAGGTGAAATCCATGCATTGAAAGAAGATATTGACGCAGCACGAAGCAACGACTTTGGTCGTAAAATATTTGAAGCATTTGCAAATGAGTATACAACTTCACACTTGAATGAAAATTCAGAAGTTAGTAAACTAATGGGTGTACTTGCAACAAAAGACAAGCAACTAGCAGAAGCAAAAGCATTTGCTGGCAAAGCTAAAACACTTGCAGAATCAGTTAGCGTTGAAAAACAGCGTCTAGTTGAATCAGCTAAAAGAGAAAAGATTATGAACTCGTTAATTTCGCCATTAGGCAAAGATCAGCGTGAGATTATGACAGACTTACTGGAATCAGTACAAACCGATAGACTTCAAAAATCTTTTGACAAGTACTTACCATCAGTTATTGACGGAAATACTCCAGCAAAGCGCAAGGCAGTAATTACAGAAGGCACAGAAGTAACAGGCAACCGTACGGAACAAAAAACAATGACAACTAAAGCAGACGACTCAAACAATAATGTCTTAGACATACGCCGTCTTGCTGGATTAAATTAAGGAGATAATGATGTCAGAACTACTAGAATCACGCTGGGTAGACACCAAAAATGCTCTTCTTGAAGGCCTGCAAGGCAACAAGAAGTCTGTTATGGCTGCTACACTAGAAAACACTCGCAAGTATTTGTCAGAGAGTGCAACAGCAGGCGCAACATCTGCAGGTAACGTAGCTACACTTAACCGTGTAATCCTACCAGTTATCCGTCGTGTTATGCCAACAGTTATTGCTAACGAATTAGTTGGTGTACAACCAATGACTGGACCAGTTGGTCAAATTCACACACTACGTGTACGTTATTCAGATACTATGAATGACACATCAGCAGGCAACACTGATACTACAGCAGGCGAAGAAGCTCTAAGCCCATTCAAAATTGCTGAAGCATACTCAGGTGACGCGGCAACTGCAAAAGCAGCAAGTACAGCAGCATTAGAAGGCGCAGCTGGACGTAAAATGTCAATCCAAATCTTAAAGCAGACAGTAGAAGCTAAGACACGTAAGTTGTCAGCTCGCTGGACGTTTGAAGCTGCACAAGACGCACAGTCTATGCACGGCATTGACGTTGAAGCAGAAATCATGGCAGCTCTTGCACAAGAGATCACTGCTGAGATTGACCAAGAAGTAATTGGTTCGCTTACAACATTAAGTGGTGCAGCAGCACAGACTTATGACCAAACTGCTGTAAGTGGTACAGCTACTTTCGTAGGTGACGAGCATGCTGCATTAGCAGTACAAATCAACCGCGTAAGTAACTTGATTGCACAGCGTACACGTAGAGGCGCAGGTAACTGGGCAGTGGTATCACCATTCGCACTAACTATCCTACAGTCTGCTACAACTTCAGCGTTCGCAAGAACAACAGAAGGTACATTCGAAGCACCAACTAACACTAAAATGGTTGGTACATTGAACAATGCAATGAAAGTATATGTTAACACATATGCAGCAGATACTGCTCCAGTACTAATCGGCTACAAAGGTTCAAGCGAATCAGATGCAGCGGCATTCTATTGCCCATACATCCCGCTAATGAGCTCAGGCGTTGTATTGGATCCAGGTACATTCGAACCAACAGTATCATTCATGACACGTTATGGATATGTTGAGTTGAATAACACTGCATCATCGCTTGGTAACGCAGCTGATTACTTAGGTAACGTTGAAATCGCTGCCGGCGTAACATTTAGCTAAGTTTTAGCTTAAAGCAATAATAAAATAGGCTCTTCGGGGCCTATTTTTTTGACTAAATATTCTGAAGGCAATAATATGAAAACATATTTAATTTTTATAGCGATCGCAATTTTATCTGCATGCAGCACAGTAGCTGATCCATTTACAGAGAATAATAGCGTAATATCGGCACAACCTTATATTGGCTTACAGGAACGAGTACATCGCAGCGAACTTAAAGAACTATTAGATGTAGATCCTGTACGTACAGAATGGTGTGCAGCATTTGTTAATTCTGTATTAGAAATAGACAATATACCTAACTTAAACGATCAAGACAAATACCCTCCACTAATGGCACGTAGTTTTTTATATTGGGGTGAGCCTGTAGAAATTGAAAATATACAACGTGGAGATATTGTAGTATTTCCAAGAGGCAATCAAGGTTGGAAAGGTCACGTAGGATTCTATGTTGACACACAGATGCACATGGGCCAAGAACTTTGGATCATACTTGGCGGCAATCAAAAAAACGAAGTGCGTTACGATTTCTATTCTCCTAGTGCATCCCTCGGTATTAGGCGTTACTCTAAGGAATTGATAAATACTAATGTCAATAATCGTGCCGCACTTCGCGGACTTATGCAGAAATGACCCGCTGCGTAAACCTAGAACGTTTTAAAGGAGAAAACAAATGGGAAGACCAATTAATAAAAGATTTTTCGGAGAGCCAACAGCAAACGGCAACGAAATTAAAGTACGTTTTCGTGCTACAGGCCAAGCAGAAGCAAACGGCTGGATCGTTAAGCAATTAGGATCTAAAAAGTTCCGTTGCTACGATGGTACTAACACAATGGATTGTACAATCGTTGACAAATCACAAGGTACATTAGCTGTAGGCGAAATGACAATTACTGTAAAAGACGATGGCGGAACAGCTCGTCAAGTTACAAAAATTGCAGGACGTAAAGTAACACTTGACTCAGGCGTAAGTATTGCTTGGAGCTTTGATGCTTATAATGCAGCCGCAGGCGTAGTTGAAATGGAAGAAGCTGGTACAGCTGATGATTTCACTGGCGCAGACGATTTTGAAGCTGACTAAGATGTATTATAAAGTAGGGGAGCAATCCCCTACTTACTTTTAAGGAAATAAGAATGTCAAAATTTGTAAACGTACCAAATGGCAATTATAAAGTAACTGTTGGAAACAATAAGAAAATTACTTTAGATGTAGGCCCTGGCGGCCGCGGAGACGGCCTTGGTACTGTTTATGTAACAGGCGATTTTGTTGTACAAGGTGAAACTACTACAATTAATACTTCTGAATTAACAGTTGAAGATTATATTATTACACTTGCTAGAACAATTGATCCAAACAATCCAAACGTAGAACCTAATTATGCTGGTATACAAAGTGCTGATAAGTTTGCAGGTATTGAAATCGAACGCGGCAGTTATCCTGATGCATTTTTTGGATTTGATGAAGACTTAGCATGGAATAATGGCAGCGCCCGGGTAGGTTCATTTGTATTTAAAGACCAAAATGATGCATTATTAGGAATTCGAACTAATAGTGTTACTACAGGCGGCGGCAATTTATATTTAATAAATGAAGGCAGCGGCGGCATTGTAACAGTAACAGGTGTTACTGATTATGAAAAGGGTGTATTTGAATACGACGGTGGAAATAATCTCACAGGAACAGTGTTAGCACCTGATGCATTGCCTAATGCACAAGCAGTTACTGACTGGATTGATTATAACTTTGCAAATGTATTTTTAAGCCAAATCGGCGCAGGAACAATTACTCCAACTAGTATTACTATTACTGATGAAGAAGTAACAGGAAATCCTAGTGTAATTAATTTTACAATTGATGGAAATATTATCGCACAAGTGTATGATGATACTTGGAACTTTGATCAAATACGAATTAGTAGTTCTACAATAGAAACAATCAGTACAAATGACGATGATTTAACTCTTAGAGCAAACGGTACTGGTGCAGTTCGTATAGATGATATATTACATATAAACAGTACACCTAGTGATGATGATAACACATTAGTTCCAAGCTTTCCAAATGAAGGTATAAAATTATACGTTAGTGACCAATCTACAGGAAAAACTGGAATATATTTCGCAAACGCAGAACAAAACAGAGACGAAATAATAAGTAAAAATAGAGCATTGCTGTTTAGCATGCTATTTTAAGGAACAGTAAATGGCAATAGTAAATAAAATAATAGAAAATGTCCGAACAGATGTAATCACTGTGCCAGCAGGAAAAAGTTACGCAATAACTAATATTTTAGTTTGCAACCAAGGAAGTACAGACGTGTCTTTTGATATGCATTTACTACCATCCGGCGGTGGCGGCTTTGATACTGCATTAAACAGAGTGATTAATAATTTAACTTTACCTGGTGAAGAAACATTTAGCTTTGATAGTGAGAAAATTGTTTTAGAAGCAGGTGACATTGTTGCATTTAAAGGCACTCCTGGTAACGGGCTTGCAACACCAGGTGCAGATCAATATACAAATCTATCAGCTACACTTAGTTATTTGGAAGTATAAAATGAGACTGATAAAACGCCAAACCACCAATCAAAGAAGTATTACTGGTAAAGGTGTTCAGTATGATATCGATGATCAAGTTATTGTTGATAGTACTCGTGCTATGAAAGTTCCAGTAGGAACGTTAGCACAGCGTCCAGGAGAAACTGGAGTTGGTACAAGTTCAGCAAACGGACAAGTTAGATATAACACTACAGATCAACAACTAGAAGTATATCAAAACAGCGCCTGGAGAGAAGTTCGATTTAAAGAACCTAACCAAGATCCAGGAATTGTTTGGCAGAATCTAGGTGTAGGAAATATAACAGCTGACGAAACTGTGTTTGGCGAATTGCAAAGTAACGACACAGATTATCCAGTACCTGCATCAGTTAACAACATTATAGTATTAGTAGAAAACGTAGTACAAATACCTACTACAAACTATACATTACATCAAACTGCTGATATTACTTCCGGTGGCGCAAATGAGGGACCAAATCATCCTTACACTGAAACCGGCACAGGTTGGTGGATTAAATTTACAAGTCCTGTGCCAACAGGCAAACCGGTTACTGTAATTCATAACTTAGACAAATAAATACATTGTCAAAGGAGAAATAGGGCATGTCAGAACCACAAAACGGACGCATCGGCGGTGGAGTATTAAAAGACAATCTCTTGCGTCAAGGTGTTGATTTAGCGTTTGATACAAATTTATTATACTTAAAAGTATCACCTGAAATTCAAGGAAACATAGGTTCTCCTGAATTTGATGACGGTGATCCTAATTATGATTCGGGTAATAGAGGTATAATATCTCAAGGAATAGGTATTAATACTAATGCTCCGGGACATGCATTAACAATCGCAGGAACACTAGGATCAACTAATTTACAATCAACGTATGTTAACTTTGATAGATACAGTATTGCAACTAATCAAATATCATTAACTAATCAAGATATAAATTTAACTGCTGCAAATGATATTTTTGCAACAGCAATAGCAACTGATGATTTAAAAATAGATTTTAATACTATTAGTACTACAACAACTGATACTAATATAGAATTACGTCCAAACGGCAACGGTATAGTTAATATTAATAGTAATTGGAATATTACAGGAAATCTAAATGCTACTGGTAATATTCAAACTACTGGTGATTTTACATTCGGTTCAGGCGATGAAGATAATGTAACGTTTGCGTCTGATATTAATAGTGACATTATTCCAGATCAAACAGCTACAAGCGATTTAGGATCAGTATCAAAACAGTGGTTAAACATATATAGTACTTTACTTAACGGAGAGGCAGTTCAACTTGGCGAACTAATTGTCGGCAGCGGTGATTCTAGTTTAGCAAGACGCCAAGGTAATACATTCTATGTTAGTACACTAGGTAGCAACTCAAATGTAGGTGATCATCAACACGGCGCATTTCGCACATTAAAACATGCACTTGCCCAAGTAGATGGTAGTACAGCAGGTCCAACAGTAATACACGTATTTCCTGGAGAGTACGAAGAAGAATTTCCACTAACTGTTCCGTCGCATGTAGATATTGTCGGCGAAGACATAAGAAATGTTATTATTAAACCGACAGCAGCAACACAAAATAATAGTGCATTTTTTATGGAAGACGATGTTAC